AGCCGGAATAATTTCTTTAAATCCATACGCGAACCGATTCGATGAGAAGGAAAAAATATTTGACGACTTAGGAGAGGAGGAGACAACGGTTGTAAATTATGGAAACAGATTTTGCGTTATGCAACATATTCTATCGGAGCGCTACAAAGGTTATCCGAATGTAAAAACGCACATTACAACGAATTTAACAAAGTCCCAAATATCAAGCGATTACGGTGGGAGGATAGATTCAAGGGCCTACGAGATGTTTAATTTTATAGTCCTTGGATCAAGGGTAGACTCAAAAGATTACAGAAAATAGAATACAATTATGAAAAAACAATTATTAGTTAGTTTTAGTGGAGGAGAAACCTCTGGATTTATGGCTCAATGGTTAAAGAAAAATAAATCTGAGGAGTATCAAATGGTTTTTGTGTTTGCTAATACAGGAGAGGAAAACGAGGAAACATTGAAATTTGTAAAGCGATGTGACGAGGCTTTTAATTTAGGAGTAGTCTGGGTTGAGGCTGTTGTTCCTCTGGAGAAAGGAGTAGGAACCACTCATAAAATTGTAGATTTTGAGAGCGCCTCAAGAAATGGAGAACCATTTGAGGAAATGATAAAAAAATTTGGGATTCCTAACAGAAATTTTCCTCACTGCAATAGGGAGACAAAGCTCAGACCTATTCACTCTTTTATGAAAAACGAGTTAAAGTGGAATAAATATTTTACAGCTATCGGAATAAGATACGACGAGATTGACAGAATGTCTCCAGAAAGAAAGAAAAAAAGAGTCATTTACCCCTTAATTGAGGATAAGATAATGACAAAAGAAAAAATAAACTTTTGGTGGAGCCAACAAGACTTTAGACTAAACATAACAGGGTATCAAGGGAATTGTAAAACTTGTTGGAAAAAATCTTTTAACAACCTTTATACGATAGCAAAGGAGAATCCAGAACATTTTGATTTCTTTAAAAGAATGGAGGACAATTACTCTTTTATAACAGCCCAGGATCAAAACGAAGATTACAAAAAAGATGGAATTAAGAAAAAAATTAATTTTTTCAGAGGAGACAAATCTGTTGCAGACATATTCAAAGAGTCCAAGACCTTTACTGGCAAAGTAAGAGACACTAATAAAGAAATAAATTACCAGATTAATTTTTTGGATTTAACTGACGAATCAGAATCGTGCGATATATTTTCAAACTGTGGTGATTTTGATTAAAAATAAAGAAGATATGAAAAAAGAAATTACAAGTGGATTCTCACTATTATTAATCGTTTCTCTTTTGCTAAGTATTATTTTTTTATGCTTGAGAGAAAGCCGGAGACCAGAACCAAAAATAGACCGAACTTTGAGGATATTGGAAGACCCTCCAGAGGAGGTAGAAATAAGAATTTTTAACCAAACCAAAAACAAAAAAAATGGAAAATTACAAACGAGGATTCGATGAAATTATCAATTTATTAGGAGATAAATCTCAGCAAGTAAAAGACTCAGAGGAGCAGTTAAACGGCCTTTACGAAAGATTGGCCGACAAAGACAGAACAATAAGAAAACAGGAGCAATTAATCAAAGACCACGAAGTGCACACCAAGAATTTAAGGGCCAAAAGGGAGGAGATTGACATGGATGCCGGAAACAAAACAACGGTTATTCAAAATCAACTCGAAATAATTGAAAGCCAAAAACAGACTATTAAAAGTAAAGTCGCTTTTATCAACGAACAAGGAATCGCAATAAAAAAGTATTGTGATGAAATCGCCAAACTAAAAAAGAAAAAATGACCAACAAATCAAGCTACGGAGATTTAAAAAAATGGTTCGTTAAAAACATGGAGACGCTCCCAGATACTTTGGATGGATTAGATGTTTTTTATACCGATGTTCGAAAGAGTGTGGGGATTTACATCGCTCAGATAGATGACCAAATCGAAATACATGGGGAGGAAAAAATACAAGAGAGCGCCATCGCTCAAGCGTCAAAAAGAAATTTATTCTTTCTCTGGAGAGATTTGCAGGATCGGAGTAGATGGAACGCTAAATTAAAAACACTCAAAAACGTAAAAAAATGAGAAAAATTAAAGTTGGTAGTGATTTCTCTGGAGTTGGCGCTTTTGATTATGCAATTAAAAGAGTTGCAGAGGCGAAAGGATTCGAGAGTGAAACGGTTTACGCTTGTGATAAAGACAAGTTCGCCAGATTAACCTACGAAAACAACCACGGAACTCCTCCATATTATCCACAGGACGTTTATGACAGAGAAATCCCAACAGATCCGTTAGATATTTACATGACATCTCCTCCATGTCAATCGTTTTCCGTAGCCGGAAACAGAAAGGGAAAGAGAGACAAAAGAGGGGTTTTATTTTTTAATTCTTTGGAGTTTATAGAGAAAAACAAACCTAGATTTTTTATTTTTGAGAATGTAAAGGGATTAATCTCTGACGATAACGGTAAAACTTTTCAAGAGTGGGTTAATTCACTAGGAGGAAAATCAGTAAATGGGTTACCGATGTTATTTCCTTGCGAGGATTCTGTCCCTTATCACTTGTATTATCAAGTTTTAAACAGCAAAAAACACGGAGTGCCTCAGAATAGAGAGCGAATTTTTTTAATAGGGGTTAGAGATGACAAGGACAATTTTTTTAGATTTCCAAAAGAGGAATATTTACAAAAGAAGATTGTCAACATCTTAGAAAATGACGTTAAAAAAAAATTCTATTTAAAAAAAGAAGTTGTTCAGACTCTCTTTTATGACATGGATTTAAGTAGGAGCGGAATAAAAGTAAAGTCCGCAAATTCGAAAGGGTTCTCTGTTGCTAAAGAAGGAGACAGTGTTAATTTTTGCAACCTAAAAAGCGAAACAAACAGAGGTAGAGTTGGTAAAGAAGGTATTTGTAATACTCTTGATACTGCGTGTACTCAAGCGGTAATTTTGGGCTATTCAAGAGACAAAAACGGAAAGGTGGTATCAAGAAATATAAAGAATGAAGCAAATACGATCCACTGTTCTACAGGAAATGGAGGGAACACCGACCAATTTATCGCAGATTACAGAACAGACGAAGGGTTAAGAGTTAGAGCCGATGGTTGTAGCCCATGTTTACAAGCCGTAATGACCGACGAGTTTAACAAAAATAGCGGCAGAAACCCACCTTTAATTGGTTCAGACTTAAAAATAAGAAGATTAACCCCGAGAGAATGTTTTCGACTGCAGGACTTTCCAGATTCATTTGACTTTAGTTGCGTTTCAGACAGTCAAGCATACAAACAAGCAGGGAACTCGATAACAGTTCGAGTTCTGGAAAAAATACTTTTAAACCTTCAATTATGATTGAAATCAAACCAAAGAAATGTAAAGGAACAGGGAAAGCGCTCTCACATGGATGCGGTAACCTCGCTCTAAAGAGAGTTTACGGACTTTGTATGGAATGTTATCCAAAGTGGTTGTTTCAGACGGATGAGGGACAGGAGGTCGTTAAAAAGAGAACTATCAAATCAAAGAAGGAAACAGAGAAAAAAGAGCGAAAGGAGTGGAAGGAAAAAAAGGAGAAGCTCAGACCGATTACGCACTCAAAAGAGATTAAAAAAGCGCTCGGGGATCAAATTCAAAAGTTGGCCCGAATGATTGACAGCCGATTTGATTTTGATACTTGTATCGACTGTGGAAAGCCATTCAACGAAATAATAGACGGAGGACACTTCAAATCTAAAGGTTCAAACGCTTCGCTAAAATGGAATTTACATAATATTCACAGCCAGAGAAGACACTGTAACGGATTCGCCGGAGGGAAACAGAGACAATTCTTTCTCGGGTTAGTAATAAGATACGGAGCAGAATACGCCGAAATGGTGGACGTTGAATTGCAACAAAAATACCTTTACATCGGATTAAAGAACGACGAGATTCCCGAGAAGCTAAAAATAGTAAGAGAGATAGTTCGGAACTTTGACTCCTATGTTTTCAGCGATGCAATACAGGCCCGAGAATTATGTAACAATTTGATTGGAATATACAAATAGAATAATTTTTAATACCTTGTGCGAGATTTGTTATTCTCGTAACAAGTAGCCTTGCCAGGCAACCCCCATCTTTCTGACAAGGTGGGGGTTTATTATTTTTTAGTATATTAGTCGAAAATTACGAGAAATGAAAAACAAGTTAAAAACTTTCGGAGGTTTCCTCTGGAGGATTCTCAAGGACATAATAGTCGGAATATTTACATACATCTTTTTAGTCATTGATAGGATAATAATGGCTCCGTTCCCTATTGTCTCGTGCTATTCAGCACAAGAGTTGGGAGACAAGCCGGATAGACATCTCACTAACTTAGTATTGAGAGTTTCTGTTTTCTTAATTGGATTCGGTATTTTTTTACTCATTAAATGGATATTATGAGCGAAGTAATCAAAATGAGTAAGGTTGTTCCAAATAAAAACAACCCTCGATTTATTAGAGATGAGGAGTTCGACATTTTGCTCGAATCAATTCGGTCGTTTCCTTCAATGATGGAACTCAGAGGGATAGTCGTTGACGAATCAATGGTTATTCAAGGTGGAAACATGAGGTTTAGGGCCTGCAAAGAATTAGGGTATAAGGAAATTCCTTACAAAATCTATACCCAAGAGATGTATAAAAGAGACTTACTTGCCCGACAAGAATTAGCAAAGGAAAGAGGAGAGGAATACAAAGAGGAATCATACGAGACGCTCTGTCAAGAGTTCGTTATGAGGGATAACATTCAGCTCGGCCGTCATGATTGGGAATTAGTAGCAAATCAGTTTGACTTGGATCAATTAGCGAGTTGGGGTCTTGAGCCTCCAGGCATGGAACTTGATGCGGATGGACTTGGAACAGGATTCGAATTACCTGCCGGAGAAAAACTACCATTTGAAGCGATGACCTTCAAATTAGCAGACGAACAAGCTATCCAATTAAAAAACGCTCTCGAGGATATTCGAGCGACTGAGGAGTTTAAATACGTGGAGACATTTGGGAATGAGAACGGAAACGGAAACGCACTTTATTTAATGGTAATGCAATGGGTAGAGCAAAGGAAATAATAGTTAAGGTAATTCCTTCGGATATAGCGAACAAATTCGTTAAGGAATACCATTACAGTGGAAAGGTCGTCCAGAACTCGAAACTCCATTTTGGGTGCTTTCTTGATGGGAGATTAGGTGGAGTTATGCAGTATGGAAGTCCGATAGACAAAAGGAATATAATCGGGTTAGTTGATACGGATAACAAAACCACAAACGAGAAGTGGAACGAAATGGTTGAGTTGAATCGGATGGCCTTCTCTGACCTCCTTCCAAGAAACTCCGAATCTCGATGTATAGCAATTTCCGTTAAATTAATGAGGATGCACGCTCCACAAATTAAATGGATTCTTTCGTTCAGCGATGGAACTCAATGCGGAGATGGAACAATATATCGAGCGAGTGGATTCAAGCTAACAGCCATAAATAAGAACGCGACAATATTCAAATTACCAAGCGGAGAAACAGCCGCAAAACATGGAACGTCAAAGAAGGACTTTACAGGGGCCGAAAAAATGAAAGGGTTTCAGTTGAGATACATTTATTTAGTGGATCGAAACGCCAGGTTAGCCGTTCCAAGCATCCCGTTTAGTCAAATAGACGAGGCCGGAGCAGGAATGTATAAAGGAAAAACCGTAACTTTAAAAGAAAGAAGGGAGGAAAAACAATAATATAAGCGGTGGTAGCTCAATGGTAGAGTGCTTGTCTTCCAGACAAGAGATGAGGTTCGAATCCATCCCACCGCTCAAATAAAAAAACGATGAGTCAAAAGACAAATACGGACAACAATAAAAAGAGAATGTTGGAGGCTTTGGAGAAAGCGCTCGGGGTTGTTACGACTGCGTGTAAAATAACAAGTCTTTCGAGAGCGCAACATTACAAATGGCTTGAGGAGGACGCAGAGTATAAAGAGCAATGTGAAAGCGTTGGAGAAATGGCCCTCGATTATGCAGAGAGCAAACTCCACGCTAACATCGGAAAGGGTAAAGAGACATCGATTATCTTTTTTCTAAAGACAAAAGGAAAGCGCCGTGGATATATCGAAAGGATTCAAACGGAGGATTTAACGAAGCGTAAGCCTATCAAAGTTCGGATAGTGCGGAACGACCAAGATGAAGACGCAGAGGATTGAATACGATGTAATCGAGGCGACAAGTAATTTTGACGAAATCGCACTCGCTTATGAAGGAGGTAAACGAGGGATTGTTTTGCCTGGAGGCACTAGGTCATCGAAAACAGTTAGTGCAATACAATGGATTCTTATCTATTGTTTAGAGAATGAGGGAAAGTCTATCGCCATTTGTAGAGATACAATGAGTAATCTCAAAAGAACAGTTCTCAAGGACTTCAAAGAATTATGTTACGGTCATGGCTACGATGTGGCCCTATATCCAGACCTCCACATTAACAAACAGGATTGGGAGTGCGAAATCAATGGAAATACTATCTCCTTCTTTGGATTGAAAGACGATCCAATGAGGGTTTACGGATTAGCCACGGACGTATTCTTTATAAATGAAAGCATCTCAACGTATAAAAACACTTTCGACCAATTAGAGCAAAGGTGTGAAGACTTTTGGATATGCGATTGTAATCCCTCAGAGCCGAACTCATGGGTTTATGAATTAGAGAGGAGGCCAGATGTTGTATTTTTTCGCTCCACTTATTTAGATAACCCATTTTTGCCGGAAAGAATAGTAAAGAAAATCGAGAGTTATAAACCGACAGAGGAGAACATCTCAAATGGAACAGCAGACTCGAGGAAATGGACTATCTACGGGAAAGGGTTGATCCATAAAGGAAAGGAAATAATTTATCCAAATTGGACGACATTCGACGATGACCCAAAAGAATACGATTACATTTTTTACGGATTAGATTGGGGATTCAACCACCCACTTGCCTGCACTAAACTTTGGGTTAATGGGAATAAGCTATACGTGAAAGAGGTTGTTTATGCCTCTGAAATGGAGTTCCCTCAGCTCATCGAAATACTAAAAGCGACTAGCATAATGGAGGACGACACTTATATCGTTTGTGATAGTTCAGAGCCTCGAAGTATTGCAACTCTCCAGGCGGCAGGATTACCGGCAACGGGAGTGAGGAAAAATACAAAGGGAGGTTCTGTTTTGGATGGTATTCGTAAGATTCAAAACATGGATATTTATATCCACCAAGACTCTCTCAACATTCAGAGCGAAGCGAATAATTACAAGTTTAAAGTTGATGCAAAAACGGAGACCGTTCTTGATGTTCCAGTCAAAGAAAATGACGACGCCTGGGATTCTATCCGTTATCCACTAATTACATTCCTTTAAATGTCGGCTCTGAAACCCTTACTCAGTGCGGTTTTTGCGTACTCAAAATTCTAATGTAATGCTAAGGGAAAGAGGCCAACATTCAGTAGAACGCAGTAAATGAGCTTATAAGCGATAACTATAAAAACAACAAAAAGAACAATTTACTCTCAAAAAATGCTATATTTGAGAACCAAAAACGAACAAAATGACAGAAAAACAAGCGCTCAAAAAGATGAACGTAATGGTAGAAATTCATTACTCGTCCATCCCCAAGGCCGCAAAAAAGTGGCTAAAATTATTTAAAGTTGAAAGAGTAAATCTCGTATTTTTAAACAAAATAATCGAGAACGCAAAACTCAAAGATGAGTTCGAAAACGCTCAACTCAGACTATTCAAGGAAAAATTTAACGGAACTCTCGACCTTTTAAAAGATGTTTGTAAGTCCGAATCCAAGAAGATTGGAGACGGCGCGATTTCAATGCACGAAATTGAGCAAATGATTAAGGCTCTCAAGGATGGGTTTAAGTCGGGTCAAAAATAATTGTCTCCACCGCGTATGAAATCGCATATTTAAACACAAAATAATGAAAAAAATAACAATAGTAATCTTTATTTTTATTACGGCGTCATGCGACATGAAGTCAGAGAAAGGAAAGTTTGACCAAAAGATTAAAGTCGAACCTCAATTTGAAATAGTAGAGATTGACGGTTGTGAGTATATTACATGGAAAGCGTATAAATATGTAATCACTCATAAAGGAAATTGTAAAAACAAAACAACCCACCGATAAAAACAAAACACATGAATTGGATTGAAGTAGGAAAAAAGCGACCTCAAATTTCAGAGAGGGTAATTATTAAGGATCAACTCGGAGATGAGTTCGAGGCAATATTCCAAGAGACAGCAGGGTTTGTCGCTCTAATTAAAGACGAGCAGGGCAACCAAATAGACATAAAAGGAGGCGTAGAGGCGATGTTCTGGAGGACATTGAAGCTAGGAACATTCATCGTCTTGGGCCGACCTTACGAGGAGGGAGTTAAGTTTCAAATAATGGAGATTGAACTCCAGGCTCGTAATTGGACTGAGGCTTATCAAATGGCCAGGAATCTCGATTTTGTTCCGATAGTGGACTCAATAAAGGAAGTTGAGGAAAACCTTTAAACAATAGAGATTATGAGAAAAATAATTAAAAATGCTTATGTGCTTTGGATATTAATCTATGCTATAATAATAGGGCTAGGTGCTTTAATATTAATATAAACAATAGAGATATGAAAACACCAATGCAAGAAATAGAAAATTATATTAAAATGTATTTTGCCGAAGTCTATGCAGAATCAATACCAAATGACATGAGGGAAAAAATAAAGAATCAAATCGAAAAGGAAAAGCAAATGATTATTGATGCTTATGAGTCGAGACCGTTTTACTTGGATGCAGACAATGTTCCGCCAACAGCCGAACAATACTACAACGAAACTTTTAAACAATAGAGATATGATTTTTTTAATAGGTATTATATTATTTCTAATTATATTCGTTCCGTTAATAATTGCGTTCGCAAGGGTTGGAGATGCAGTTCAAAAAAGCGACGACCAAGACGAGCCGACTGACTACTTTGAATAATGAAAGAATTACTTTTTATAGCGCTTGGAATCTCCGGCGCATCTCTTGGGTTTAGACTAATAACGGAGAAAGGAATGGTTTTCTACTTTATGCGCTTTCCTTTTGACCGAATGAAGGAGAAGCTATCCGAAAGAAGCGACGCAAGGAATAAGTGGTTAAATTATATTAAGTCTCGAGAGGAGTTGATTAAAAACGAGAAAGGGGACGTTCCAAAGAAAGCGATTCAAGAGTTTAGGGAGGACATTGAAACAGCCACGAAAATTCTGGAGCAGGACAGATCCGTTTGGATTCAAAATACAATTATTTATCTGGCAAAACCCGTAATTCTTTGCTCCACTTGTATGGCATCTATTCACACTTTAATTTGGTTTCCTATTCTTTCGCCTGGAGTTCATCTCTGGAAAGTGATTTTTATAGCCTTAATAGTTGCGTTCTTGAATACCCTTCTACATTCTTTAATTGATTGGCTAAAAAGAGAGAATAATTAACAAGTTATGAACAAAGCAAAGTTGATAAAAGGAGAAAGGAATCACTCTCCAATGATTTTGAGGTTATCGCAACAAAGGAGATTAATTAAAGTCGTTAAAAATAGTAGTCACAAAGCGCATAAATTTTACTATAAAAACCTTGAGGGAGTAGATTAAATTTTTACTCGACTTTTGCTCGTTTAAAAAAAATAGTATATTTGCTCATATTATATCCCTCAAAGAATGAGCAACTTTTTTACCCGAGCGTTTAAAGGAATTATAAACCCAAGCACTTACAGAGGCCCACAAAAACTTAACGGAAGTATATTCTACCAGATTGGAACATTCTTTGGTTATGATTATGGAGCGAAGGAGTTGAGAAAATATCTTTGTGCATACGGAAGTAATCCCCTCGTTTATATGATTATTCGCAGAATAGCAACAACGACGGCCGGGATTCAAAGAAAGGTTTTGGATGAGTCTGGAGAGCAAATACCACAGTCAGAGATAGAGTTAATAATGTCAGCGCCAAACTCAGAGCAGGGAGATGTGGAGTTCCTTGAAAGTTGCTACGAGTATCTTTTGGCTACGGGGAATTTATTCATTAAATATACAGAGGGTGTTGGGATCGGAGCGGAAATAGTCGCTCTCAACTCATCTCAAATAAAAATTAAGTTGGATAATATGGGTCAACCGAGTGGATATGTTTATACGAATAATCTCGGAAACGATGTTCCTTACGAATTGGAGGATAT